GAGTGTAGGTCTTGTTGGACAGTACCAGAGAAGTTTAAATTGGTAGGTATAGATGCAAGTGGATTAGAATTAAGAATGTTAGCACACTATCTAAACGATGAGGAGTTTACAGATGACATTATCAATGGAGATATACACACAGCTAATCAAAAAAGGGCGGGTCTTAAATCAAGAAATCAGGCAAAAACTTTCATCTATGCCTTCTTATACGGAGCTGGAGATGCTAAAATTGGAAGCGTCATTGGAGGAAGTAAATCAGACGGTAGACGAGTTAAGCAATCTTTTCTTGCTAATTTCGGAACACTTAAGACTTTTAGAAATAGAATTACAAGAGAGGCTGAACAAAACGGGTTCATCAAGGGACTAGATGGGCGTAAGATATTTATTCGTAGCTCTCATGCTGCTCTTAATTCTTTACTACAAGGAGCAGGGGCTATCGTAATGAAACGTGCCTTGATAATACTTGATGAATTAATTCAAGAAAATAATCTTACGGCTACTTGCGTGGCTAACGTGCATGACGAGTGGCAGGTAGAAGTTATTGAAGAACAAGCAGAGCAGTTAGGTCAGCTAGGGGTTGACGCGATACGGTCTGCTGGTGTATACTATAACCTTAACTGTCCATTGGACGGTGAATACAAGATAGGAGGTAACTGGAGTGAAACTCACTAGAAAAGAACGATACAGAGCCATAGAGTCTAACCCAAAAAACAGAGAGTACAGAGTAACCATGCTACGTAAGGCACGTAACAGAGCAAAGAAACGAGGCATATATTTTAATCTTACTCTTGATGATATTCAAATAGGAGAACGCTGCCCTATACTTGACACACCATTTAAGGTTGGTCTTGATAACTGGCAGAACTCTCCAAGCCTTGATCGAATTGATAACCGTAGGGGTTACGAGAAAGGTAACGTGATTGTTGTTTGTATGATGGCGAACTCAATTAAGAATCAGGCAACACCATCGCAAATACAAAAGGTTGGAAACTTCTATGAAAAACTCTACGAAGAAAAATCTATCAACATTAGTTGATGACATATATCAAACTATAACAGACATTACGGATGGTAACAAAGAAATACCCGATGAACTTATAGATGAACTAGGCCATAAGATTGCCCGTACAATTAAGACTTGGGCAACACCTCAGAATCACAATAAGTTTAAATTAAGAATGTCTAACATTGGTAGACCTGCAAGGCAACTTTATTATAGTCAAAAAGATAATAAAGAAATACGACATCACCCATCTACACAAGTTAAGTTTTTATACGGTCATATCATGGAAGACTTATTAATTTTTCTAACAAAACTTTCTGGTCACGAAGTTACCGATGAGCAAAAAGAAGTGCAGATAAACGGTGTGCTAGGACACATGGATTGTAAAATAGACGGTGAAGTTATTGATATTAAAACTGCGTCTAGTTTTGGATTTAAAAAGTTTAAGTACGGTACGCTAAGAGAAGACGATCCGTTTGGATACATCAGTCAGCTTGCAGGATACGAACGTGCTGAAGGTACAAACAACGGAGGGTTTCTAGCAATAGATAAAACTACAGGTGAGATTGCTTTGTACCAACCAGAAGATTTAGATAAACCAAATATAAAAAGTTTAATTGGTAAGTTGCTTGATGTTCTTCTTAATCTTAGTAAGCCTCCAGAAAAATGTTACAAACCTGTACCGGCAGGTATTAAAGGTAATATGAAACTTCCGATAGGTTGTGTATATTGTTCACATAAAATAGAATGTAATAAAGATACAAACGATGGACAAGGTTTAAGAATGTTCAAGTACGCAAAAGGTATTACGTATTTAACAAAGGTTGTAGCTGCACCTAACGTAGAGGAGATAACAAATGCGAAAACGTACCACTAAAAAAATAAACCATAAAGCTAAAACTTTACTGATAGATTGGGTTAAGAGTTTGGTATCTGAAGAAGAACAAGAAAAAGTAAACGAACAAAACTTTATGCAAATGCTTCCCAAAGAAGAGTATATAGAGTCAAATCGCACGTATTACATGGCTTTTTATACTTACCGTTGGGCAAAACAAAGTATTAAAAAGTTATTAAAGAGTGGGTATACTCTCGAACAGATTACGATGGAAGACTTAAAAAGCTTAATGAGTCGAGTCAAATCTAATGGGGCTATATTATAATGCGTAGGGCAAGAGTAAAGCGACCACGCAAAGAAAAAATAAAAGGATACGACAGTGTTTGGGAATACATATTACATGATACACTTCTCAAAGATTGGGATCACCACGCAGAAAAAGTAAACTATGTTGTAGAGCATACTTATCAACCAGACTTTACAAGGGCTTTACAAGACAAACAAATTCTGTTAGAATCTAAGGGTAGGTTCTGGGATCACGCAGAGTATTCTAAATATATCTGGGTTAAAAAACATTTGTCTACTAATATAGAATTAGTTTTTCTTTTTGCTAACGCATCTGCACCAATGCCTGGAGCTAAAATACGTAAGGACGGAACTAAACGAACGCATGGCGAGTGGGCTACAGCTAACGGGTTTCGTTGGTACACAGAAGATACTTTACCTGACGATTGGATAGACCCTAAGTCTAGGGAAACCGATGAATTTAATGTACGACAACAAGAGTTAAAAGAACTGGAGGACAAATATGCCGTTTAATAATATAGAAAAATTTTACTTTGGCGATCTTGGAAAGTCTTCATACGAGATAAGAGCAGAGCTTGTAGATAATCCTGAGCATTACAATAAAGGAGATATAGAATGTATTGACGCAATGAAAGCTATGCTTACGCAAGAAGAGTTTGTTGGGTTCTTGCGAGGCAACTCCTTTAAATACAGATGGCGTTATCGCCACAAAGACACACCCCAACAAGACCTACTCAAAGCAAAATGGTACGAAGATAAATTGTTAGAACTTTGTAAAACCTCGGAGGTAATTGAAAGTGATGGATCGAAAAGCGGAACGGACTGCTAAATTTAATCGTAATCAACAAGCAAAACATAAACAGAAAAATAAAAAAGCAAAAAGGAAATACTCAGATGACGTTGAAGACACAAGAATACCTTGGAATACAAATAGACTTATACAGAGAAAAGAACCTGAGTGATTTTTCTATAAACACATTACAAAATAGATACTTTTGGGAGAATGAAACTTATGCACAACAAGCTTTTGCTAGGGCTGCGATCTTTGGCGCAACGTACAAAAAACAAACTGACTATGATCTTGCACAACGACTTTATAACTACGCAAGTCTATGCTGGTTTATGTTTAGCACCCCTATACTTAGTAACGGGGGAACGACTCGCGGTCTTCCCATTAGCTGCTTTCTTAATTATGTTCCTGACTCAAGGTTTGGTTTATCTGATCATTACGATGAGAACATATGGCTTGCAAGCGCAGGTGGAGGTGTCGGTGGATATTGGGGTGATGTTCGCAGCAATGGTACTGGCACTTCTAACGGTAGTAAGTCTACTGGTTCTATCCCTTTCATGCACGTTGTAGATTCTCAAATGTTAGCCTTTAATCAGGGCGTTACACGCAGAGGAAGCTATGCGGCATACATGGATATCAGTCACCCTGAAGTAGAAGAGTTTATTGCTATGCGTAAGACTACTGGCGGTGACTTAAATCGTAAATGCTTGAACCTACATAACGGAGTTAATATAACTAATGAGTTTTTAGATGCTGTCAAAGAAGATAAAGATTGGAGATTGATTGACCCTAAAAGTAAAGAGGCAGTCAAGAGTGTAAGTGCTAGAGATTTATGGTGGCAGATACTTCACACACGTTCTGAAACGGGTGAGCCTTATATCGTAAACCTAGATAACTGTAATGAAGCACTACCGCAACAACAAAAAGATTTAGGGTTACAGGTACGTCAAAGTAATCTTTGTTCTGAAATAACCTTACCTACCGATGAAGAACGCACAGCCGTTTGTTGTTTATCTAGCGTTAACATTGAAAAGTTTGACGAGTGGGAAACCGAAGAGTTATTCATAGAAGACTTAGTAACCATGCTAGATAATGTTATTGAACATTTTATCGAGAGCGCAGTAGATACAAACGAGTTAGGAACATATCGTGCGAACGCAGACCGCTTTAAAAATTATATCAAGGAGGGAAAAGATGGGTATAAAAAATCAGCTTATTCAGCTTATCGAGAAAGGAGCATTGGTCTTGGAGCAATGGGATTCCATAGCTATCTCCAAAGTAAAGGAGAGCCGTTTGAAGGCTTGTACGCGACTTCGACAAACCATAGAGTATTTAAACACATTAAGGATAGGGCTGTTCAAGCGAGTACGAAACTTGCTGAGAGTCGGGGTGAAGCGCCTGATATGGTTGGTAGTGGATTTCGTAACGCTCATCTTCTCGCTGTTGCTCCTAATGCTTCTTCTTCCATTATTTGCAATGGGACATCTCCTAGTATCGAGCCTACGAGGGCTAATGTCTATACTCATAAAACTCTAACGGGTTCGTATAAAGTACAGAACAAATACTTAGAAAAACTTTTGAAGTCTAAGAAACAAAATACTCCAGAGGTTTGGAAAGATATCTCAGCACATGAAGGTTCGGTACAGCACTTAGACTTTCTAACAGAAGAAGAGAAAGAAGTTTTTAAAACTGCACCGGAAATAAATCAGATATGGATTGTAGAACACGCTCATCAAAGACAGCAGTATATCTGTCAAAGTCAAAGCGTCAATTTATTTTTTGCTCCTCCGAAAGCTACGGAGTCACAAGACACACACGATGACTTTCTCCAATATGTTAATGACGTACACTGGTATGGTGCAAAGAATCTAAAGTCTCTGTACTACTTGCGTTCTGATTCAGCTCGTAATGCAGAAAATGTCAACATTAAAATACCTCGCATTAACTTAGAAGATGTTGAGTGTATTGCGTGTGAAGGATAATTTGTGGGACATTTGGTGTAAAGCTTTAGGCGCGAAGGCTTTTAATGATAAAAAACGTGCCGATAGAGTAGCATACATTCGTACAGGTTGGGTGCTGCTTCACATAACTACTTGCTGTTTTATTATAGCAGGTAATTGTAAAACATTATTTTTTTAAAAAAAGGAAACCATTATGAACGATGAATTATGTAGTTGGGTGTTAGGGATAGTTGTTGTAGAACTTGTAGCAGTAATTGTTATACTGGACAAAATATACGATGCACTAAACTGCGTTGGTGTATAGATTATGAAAGAAAAATATTTAAACGCACTACACAAAAGATATATTGCAGAAGAAGCAACTGCGAGGGCTAACCTTGAAACTTATTTTAATAGTACAGTTGCCGTTGCAGAACACCCTGAGCCTTTAGAATCTATGAATGAATTAGTAGGCAAGATTGCAGAGGCAGAAGATAAACTTAGAATTATTCGGGAGGAAATAGATGAGCTTACTTAGTACCAGAGATTATTATAAACCATTTGATCACCCTTGGATGTTTGATTATTACGTCCAACAAAATCAAATGCACTGGTTTCCAGAGGACGTACCATTACATAATGATGTAAAAGATTGGCAAGAACTTTCTGATAGCGAGAAGAATTTACTAACACAAATATTTAGATTGTTTACACAGTCAGATGTGGACGTAGGCTCAGGATACATTGATAAGTATATGCGTATCTTTAAGAAACCAGAAGCTCGTATGATGATGGCATCCTTTGCTAACATGGAGTCCATACACCAACACGCATACAGCTTACTGTTGGACACCGTTGGTATGCCTGAAGTAGAGTACAAAGCATTTGCAGAGTACGAAGCAATGGCAGAAAAACATGAGTACATAAATAAAATAAAGGTAGCTACAAAAGATAAGGAAAGTATTGCGAAAGCTTTAGCCGTATACAGTGGGTTTACTGAGGGACTACAATTGTTTAGTAGCTTTGCTATACT